AAAAGGCCCGACGGCCAAAGGGTAGTTCAGCACGTCGGGCAAAGGCTCCTGCAAAGGATCAGTACTTGCGGGCGCCGCGCTTGGCCACAGGTTTTGCTGCAGCACGACTACCACGCTTCGGAGCCGGTGCAGTTTCTTCCTCAGCCGGTTGGTAGGGGAAGTCGATGGTGGACTTGACTTCTTCGTGACGCTTCATGATGGCGCCCATCAGCTCGTCAGGCAAGTTCATGATCGGCTCAAAGACGACCTTGAACTGGCTCTTAGGATCCGGTACCACCTTGACCTTAGTCACGATGCCGAACGGAGGACGGCGCAGAGCACCGGCCACCTGCTTGACGAAGCTGGCGTAGCCCTTGACGGACGTGACAGGCAGCTTCATGAAGCCGACAGCCGTGGTCTCGTAGTGGTCCTCGTCTTCATTCAGCTCGAACTTGCCTGCTGCGTTGAACGTGCCAGCAGGGATCATGCCCAGACGACGCGTGTTGCGACATGCTTTGCCCTTGCCGACCTCAGCCGTGCCAAACTCGTTCATGGGGCAGCCGGCGCACTGATCGTGCTGAGCATTGCCTGCTTCAACAACGATGGTGTGAGGTGCCATGGTCTTTTCTTCGCGAGCGAAGGCGAAGCAGGTCGGGCCTTGAGGCACGTCCGGATCGTAGCGACCTTCATAGAACACGTTCTCGAGGACCGAGTCCAAGATGACGACGGCCATCTGGTTGCCGGGGAGCGGAGCATCTTGCCAAGACAGAATGCCGCCTTTGGTGCTGAAGAACTGTCCGCCGCCAGTGTTGGCTTCCATGCCTGCAGCAACTTCAGCTTGCTTGGCAAGTTCCTCATCCCATTTGACGAGAGCGGTGGTTTGGGTTTTCTTTGTAGCCATGATCATGGTTCCTTAGGTTGTTTGTGTACTAGCACTGCGCTGGTTGAAAAGATCAGAACCTTGGGCAGCGCCCCAAGATCCTGATTGACGTCAACTTTTTGGCATGCGGTCTGCAATGCGCTGGCGATTGATCAGCAGGTCTGCCTCAGTGGGCGACCAACTTTGCAACCAGCCAACAGGCACTGAGACTGCTGGGCACTCGGTGTGCTGCGGGTTGTAGCCGCGACGAATCATCTCAGCCACAAGTTGCTTGAAGCGTTGTTGGCAGTAGTTGAGACGACTGTAGAAAAACTTCACATGACCAGCACCAAGGGTGTACGTATCAGGAGCCGTGACGCCACCACGCTTGGCGGCAGCTTCAGCCAACTTGAACACACGTGGCAGCTCACGATACTCGGCCACCAGATGCTTTTGATGGAGCTCTTCAACGGGCACGCAGTTGATGCGGGTCATGGTCAGACCTTGTTGATGGAGACAGACACGGCGTTGAAGTGTTCAACACCCGGAACTTCCTTGCCTGCTTCCCAACGCTCCTTGATGGCCGCATCAGTCAGGCGTTTCTGCATGAGGTCAAAGCTGCCGGTCTTCTTCACGTATTTGTAGAAGGCGTCCCAGTCCTTGACCTGAGGAACCTGTTTGGTCACGACAGTGACTCGGGCCAGCTTGCCAGCCACGCCAGACGCCTCGGACTTGGGCAGGTTCTCGATGATGTGGTTCTTGAGCGCAGTCTCTTCAGCTGCAATCTCGTCGACCTTCTTTTGCTCGGCCAAGCGCTTGTTGCGCAGCTCGAACAGTTTATCCGCACAGGCGCCGAGCGCCTTGGGGAACTTGTATTTGACTTCAGTTGCCATTTGATAACTCCTCAGCAAGTTTGGTTGCGGTCGTTGTTTGACCGTGATTAGATTCTAGAGTGAAATTGCCGTGCTGTAAACAGGTAATTTCAAATTATTTTGAGTCCATATCCACCTTGTCGCGGAAGCCGAGGAACACTGGGAAGCGCGGCTTGTCCTTGACGCCAGTCGGTTGCGATTTGTACTTCACAACTTTGCCGATCAGATTGTCGCCCTGTGCCCACAGCAACTGGCGCTGAGACTCGGTGAACCCAGTGCCGATGTCAAACTCCACGCCGGTCTTCAAGTCCTTGACCATGAGGGCCCCAAGTGTCTGCTTGCCGACCTTGCCTGCTTTATGGCTTGAACGTTCCAGCTGGCCCAGTTCATTTCGCTTCGCCTCATTGGCATTGTGCTGAGCTTCAGAGTAGCCGATGACCTTGGCTTCAGCGTCGACAAAGCGCTTGACCTTCAGCAGCCATGCCTCCTTGGCAGTCGAGCGACCATGCTTGTACGGGCCGTCAGGATGGCGCAGCATCACGCCTTCGTAGCCAGCAGCAAGGTAGCTCTCCTCCCAGGTCAGGATGGCAGCTTCACGGTTCACCTTGTCATGCTGCACCTGCACGAAGTGGGTATGACGTTTGGTCCGCTTGAAGGCTATGTCCAAGCGCTTGGCGAACCCAGCCTCGTGGCTGAAGTCGTCAAACACATAGAACTTCACTTTGGGCTGACCCTCGATGCTCATGACGCCTGACGAGGTCACTTGGAACACCTCCTTGGCAATAGGCGAATCGACGATCAGCTCCCCATCGAGGCCATTAAACTCATGGTGGCCAAACAGCAACTGCACGTACTTGTTGGGTATTGGCTTCAACGAACGACCAACAGCGACCCCATCAATCACCAAGCAACGAATGCCGTCCAGCTTGGGGCTGAGCAGCATTGGGAATGGGATGACCGGTCCAGCCGATGATGCAAGCATAGGTTTCATGATGGCTTCCTTTCGCCTGTTTCAAAGGCCTCGCGGCCATCTAGTGAGTGGTGGACAAAGATGTCGTGGTCTTCATCTGGAGTTGGTTTGCACCAACACGTTGGCAGAGGTTCATGCTCACGCAGATCGCCAACAGGTATCACATGCCAACGATTAGGATAGTTCATAGCGGCACGTCGACGATGCTAATTTGCTTGGTGGCTTTGTCCTTGAACACTGCCAGACATGGAGGCGGCCGGTACCGAAGCACCTTCGCCAGAATGACCGGCAGTTGTTTCGGCACTAGATACGCGACCAGTTGCGTGGTCGATTGATTCTTGGGCATGACTAAATTCCTTCTACATGTAGTATTTCAAACTGACCCTCATCGCCCCAACCGATCAGCTCAGCGATGCATTCCTGCAGTCGGTTGTCCTTCAGCTTCTCAGCCGCTTGGGCAACATACTCCAGATCCTCGCGGCTCAGGTTGCCACGTCCACGCACAATGGCCGTCGAGCGGTTCGTATAGTAGACCAGCAACGACTCAAAGTACTCACGGCTGCCAACCTGCACGGTCTTGGGCTTCTTAGCCATGGCCAGAACCCTCACACGCTTGGCATGGCATATCGATCGAGGACCAACCACTGTTGACCTTGACCTTGCCTTCGCCGTTGCATTGGGTGCAGGGCTTGGGCTCACTGGCTTCTTCCATGGCCGCCTTGTAGGCCTTGCGGATCGTGTTGAACTCCACGGAGTTGCCTCCGCGGTCTGGGTGGTGAATCATGCAGAGTTCCCGCCATTTCGCCTTGACCTCGTCAGGCGTCGCGGTATCAGGAAGGCCCAGAGTCGCGAAAGCTTTGCTCATTTGATTAAGTCCCAGCCGATCATGAAGAAGACCCAGAGAAGCTTCAGGATGAAGCCCAGGACTGGCAGCAGGATGAACCCGATGACCAGACCAAGACCCCAGCCCAAAATCTCCTTGACCCAGTCGATCCAGGTGTAGAGGTAACGACTACGCTTCATGCTTCGCCCCGCTCTTTGAGGACTGACATGCCGGCGTAGACGATGGCGCCAAGCACCTCGGTCTCGAATGCTTCACCTTCACGTTGATGCGCTGCCTCTTCCAACTTCTTAGTGGCCTGGCCAGTCAGGAAGCCGCGGCCATGCATCTTGGCGTAGTGGACCCATGGTTGGTCGAGGAACGGCGTGACGTTGCCACCATGGCGTTCGCCCTTGCCGTACATGGCTTGCTCAATGGCTGCCATGAAGATCGGGTAGAGCGGATGCTCCTTGGCACGTTCTTCAATGATCTCGGCCTTGGTCGGCTCGGTGGCTTTAGTGGTCTTGCGTTGCATCGAGAATCTCCTTGATTGAGGGCATGACGTGGAGCAGAGCCAGCTTGCACATGACGGCAATCTCGCGGTGCTCCTTCTGAGTACCGTTGCCGGCACGGAGTTGGATGTAGTGGATCCAGCTGCGAACTGAGCCGGACATGTAGAGGCGCGATGGTGTCAGGCCTTCAGGCAGAACTGCACGAGCAACCTCCTTGGCGATACCCATCTTGAGGGCAGACTTGTACGCCTCACTGGTAGCATGGGCAATCTCCTCTTGCTTGTACGCCCACCACTTCCGCATGTCGTCGTCCTCGATGGCCAAGCTGTTCTGGCGGTTCGTGGTGTCTTGCATGCGAGCCTCGCGGATCACAGCATCGTCGACCACAGCAGCGTAGCGCTGGCTGAACTCTTGGAAGCTGAACGACCGATGGCGGAGAATCTGCCGGGCGATGTCGCGGGTCGTCTGAATCTCGATGACTGCATGCGCCATCTCGAAGGGAGACCAGTGGTGGTTGCGGACCAGGTAGTTGAGCAGACGAGGAGCCGTTTCATGGTTGGCCTGGTTGGCAGGGTTCGAGACCCGTGCGCAGTAGGCCACCAGCTCCTCGCCCGTCTGAACACCTTCCAGCTCAATCGGCTGGGTGAATGCGATCAGACGGACTTGGCTCATTCTTCTGCATCCTTCGCGTCGGTCTCGGCGCACAAGGTGTTGATGAACTCGAGCAGCTCGGCCTTCGCAACCGGTATGTCGGTCTGCTCAATCTCGACGTCCTTCTTCTTGCAGTCGAGCTGCTCAACCAATGCATCGCGAGTGGCGCGAGCATCGGCATTCGTGGCGGCATAGCGCTTGGCACCAGGGCCAATGACGAGGTAGCAACGCATGATTATGCTGCTCCATTAGTTACGTTGATGACTTTGTCGCCGTTGATCGACGAGTTCGTGATGGTAATCTGCTTGACCTCAGTCACGTTGCCAACAAGGCGCAGTGCTTCAACGATCGTGCTTTGGTCCATGCGAGTTTCTGCGCCAACCTTGAAGATCGTTGAGATGATGTCCTTCAAATTATCTGCCGTGTTTTGGTCGACCTTGTTGCCGACGTGAATACCAGTTTCCATGCGAAACTCCTTACTTACATTTGGATGAAAAGATAGGAGACCGAAGTCTCCTATCCACTGGACAGCTTGCTTACGCAGCTTCCTTGATGCCGGCCACGATGCCCTTGAGGACTTCAGCCACGGCCTTCTTGACGGCCTTGTCTTCGGTTTCCTTGTTGGCTTCGATCGCGGACTTGACCACTTCGAGGTGGGCTTTCGTTGCGGCCTTGGTGGCAGCGGTTTCGGACTTGGTGACCAGGGCGGCGACCTTCGGATCTTCCAGCAATTTGCTCATGATTCACTCCTTCAAGTGGTTGATAACGCGTTGGGAGAATTCCCTCAGCAGGTTGTATTCTACAGCTCTGCTTGCGCAGCTGTAAACATGTGGTTTCAATATTTTGCGGCTTTTGCGCCAGATTGTTTCTTCGACCAGTCTTCCAAGTGCTTCACGGCAGCTTGCGGAGCGGCTTCGGTCATCCAGAACTCGATGTTGCGCAGTGCGTACAAGCGACCTTGCCCACCGTCGGCTAAGCGAATCGGCTTGCCACCGCAAATCTGACGGACTCCGGCCCTTGCCAGCTCGCGACCCAGCCCGTTGGCTGTCGTGCCGGTCTTGCCTGACGGATCGTAGAACTGCAGCAGCTCCTTTGACGTGAACAGGTCCTTATCCACCACAATTTCCCCCACCTTGAGGACGTGGTTCGGTGTGGCCAAGAGCTGGCGCACCCAACCGGCCAGGTCACTCTGCACGTTGGCGATCATGCGTTCCTTGGCCGCTGTCTTGAAGGCAGGAGCTGCTGGGTTGAAGTCGCCTGTGTCACGGTTCAGCAGATAGTGGAAGACCGCCTTGCTGCCACCAGTGTCCAGCCACAGGTCATAGTTCATGTAGAACTCTTCGTCCATGGGACCAACCTGCACCTCGTGGATGAAGAAGCGGCGGTCGTCGTCTTCAAGGAAGAACGAGTCTGGATGGTTGGCTGTGAAGAAGTAGTTGATGCAGTCAGGCACGACGTAGGTTGGCACGTACTTGCCATTGACTCGGAGCTCGCGCTGTGTGATGAGCTTCTTCAAGAAGTCAGCATCGGCCCGCTTGTTGGACCCAGTCACGTCGTCGCCCATGACAAACTGCTTGCCCTCAGCCCATTCGTTGAAGCTGTTGTGCAAGTCCATCTGGCTAATCTCAGTGAAGTTCTGCCCGTAGATCCTGCCCAAGGTGTAGCCGATCAGCGACTTACCTGTGCCGTGGCGGATACCGTGTAGAACTGCTGAGCTGAACAGCTTCGTGCCGGGATGTTGCAAAGGATACGCGCACCAGTTGAGGAACCACTCCATGGCCTGAGGCTCGGAGCCCTTGAAGATGTGAGCGACCAATTCCAAGAACGGCTCAACCTCGTCCTCAACCGGCTCGACACCCCAGCCCGGCCAGATGTTGAACATGGGGCGAGGGTCTTGGATGAAGCGGCCATCGCCTGGCTTGTACGTGATCTTTGTGACCTCGGTGCGCAGCGGCCACTTGAGCCAAGCAGCAGCAGCTGAGACTGCCTTGAAGCTGACCGTGCCGTCTTGCTTGAGACTGCGCTCATGGTAGTTCAGAGGCGCCTGCAAGTGTTCCTTGAACGCAGATGGTGAAGCCTTGAACCGAGTGTCTTGGTCGACGATGAGACCAGGGTCTTGGACGTAGACGTACTTCTCATTGAGTCCCCAAAGCGGCGCGGTCAGGCCCAGCGGCTCGGCTTCTGTGAGGAGACCGCGAAACATCGAGACGGCTGAGGGCCCGGCGTGCACAAGGAAGTCGTCAAGGCCGACCTTCTCAAGACCAGGCAGCTGAGGCAGCGAGACGAGATGCACGAAGCAGCCGCGGCGGTGCAGCTCCTCTCCAAGCTCCCGAAGGGCGGCGCACACCATGGGGTTGGTCTTGTAGTCAGAGTCGAAGCAGATGTAGACGTTGCGTTTGGCCCACTTGACAAGGTCGAGACTGGGCAGCCAATCGAGTCCCAGCTTGTGGCTGCGCCAGTTGTACACGCCACCCAGCCCGATGGTGGGGAAGCCTTCCTTGCAGGCCTTGGCAGCTTTGAGCTCGCCCTCAGTCAGAATCAGCGGCTGGTCTGTATCGTGAAGCAAACCTTCCCAGTCCTGATTGGCTGGGTAGTAGGCGACCGGAGCGGTATTGGGTTCCTGCACGTAGCGCACAGGCTTCTTGTCAGTCAGGCTGGAGAAGTCAGATGGCGTCTCAAGGTACCTGATGCGGTAAAACGGTTTGGATCCTGGCCAGTCGCCAATCGGCTTACCGTCAGGTCCAATGTAATCGATGCGCAAGCTACAAAGCTGCTTGAATGCTTGGTGCTGAGCCGCAGTCTGTTGCTGGCCCAAGCAGTGCATACTAAGCAGCTTGGCGTCTTCGAGCGTGAGCCCGCTGGACTTGAGCTTGGTTTCCCCTAGAGAAAGTGCTTTGTGGTCGGCCGCGGGTGCGGTCTTCTTTTTTGTGGTTGCCATCTTGTTTCGGTCCTCAATTCGTCGATCATAGCCGCCTCAGCATCGGCCAACCATGCGCTCAGCCGCATGAAAAGGTGTTCGCCCTGCTACATCACTTGCTGAGGGCGATCGACGCGGACCAAGGTTGTGGGCAACCGAAGGAGACACGACACAGCAGGGCGAACAGTCGAGATTCTAATCTGTAGCGGATGAGCTGTAAACAATGGGTTACCAGTAGGGTGAAAAGCTGTTATAGATCAACCACTTAGGCTCAGAACTTGGCTCTTTGCGCTCTGCTACACAACAAAGCGGTCGCTACACGCTACGCCAAACCCTATTCTCTCTTCTCTCTATACTTCTTCTTCTTCTTCTTCTTCTTCTATTAAAAAGAGACTATAGTAGAAGTAGTATCTGTAGTTTGTCTTATAAATCAACAACTTAGGTTGCTACACAACTCGCTACACAGGCCGCTCCATCAGAGTGAGTGTTCGCCCATTTAGAGGGTGTACGAGGTTTCCCACATGTGTTAGAGCGGTTTACGCCGGCGTGGAAACAGTTTACGATCCACTTCCATCGTGGTAAACAACCAGAAAACCTTTGTGGAGATTAGATTATGGCAGTTGGTGGACCAAGACCAGGCAGTGGACGGCCGAAAGGCTCGGTGACAAAGGTCACTGCCAAGGCCCGCGAAGCCGCCATGGAGACCGGATTGCTCCCACATGAGTGGTTGTTGAAGGTCAGCCGTGGTGAAGGCATCGTGCATAAACGCTGGGTCGTCAAGTACGACGCCAAGGGCAATGAGAAGAGCAAGGAACTTGTGGAGGAAGAAGTCTACGCAGACTTTCCTACTCGCATCGATGCTGCGAAAGCAGCTGCTCCGTTCTATGCACCACGCCTTGCTGTGCAAACTGTTTCCGTCAGCGGCAACTCAGACGCCGTGTCCGAGACACTCAAGTCGATCGCGGAGAAGCTTCCAGTATGATTGAACTTGCCCATCAGAAGGACATGGAGCGCTGGTACCCGCTGACTGAGCACTCCGTTCAAACCGACCTCGTCAATGACAAGGTGCGGTTCAAGGTGGTCCCAGCAGGGCGACGGTCAGGCAAGACTGAGCGAGCCAAGCGCTTTGTGGTGCGTGAGGCCATGAGAGAACCAGGACCCTACTTCGTCGCCGCTCCTACTCGGGACCAGGTCAAGCGGATCTACTGGCAAGACCTCAAGCGCCTCTGCTTCACCTCGGTCCTTGGTGACCGCTCAGTCAGTGAGTCCGAGCTTCAGATTCGTCTTCCTAACGGCAGCACGATCAGCCTCATCGGCCTTGATCAGCCTCAGCGCATGGAAGGTGTGCTCTGGATCGGAGGCGTCATCGATGAGATTGCCGACGTGCGTGAAGGTGCATGGCAAGAGAACATCAGCCCGGCACTCGACACGTTCAACCCGCTGAAGCCTGACTACCGCCCATGGTGCTGGCTGATCGGTGTCCCTGACGGCTTGAACCACTACTTCGAGATGGCTGAGTATGCTCGGTCCTCAGGTGACCCTGATTGGAAGCTGTACACGTGGAAGAGCTCAGACATTCTGCCCAAGGACGTGATCGATGCTGCCAAGCGCCGCATGTCGCCTCGTCAGTACCGGCAAGAGTATGAGGCCAGCTTCGAGACTGCATCGGGCCGTGTGTACGAGGACTACAGCCCAGACAACTACACGACTGAGGTCATCAAGCCCAATGAGCAACTGATGTGGCACCATGACTTCAACTTCACGCCCATGAGCTCAGGCGTCGGTGTGCGTCGTGGCAATGACTTCTACATCCTTGACGAGATTGTCCTCCAGTCCGCAGTGGCTCGGCAGTCGTCACTCGAGTTCGTTGAGAAGTACAAGAACCACACCAACCGCAGCGTCATCATCTACGGTGACCCTGCAGGCCGAGCCGGTGAGAAGCATGGGCACGCCTCAGACTACACCGAGATGGAACAGGTGCTTCGTGCCAACAACTGGACCGTGACCCGTAAGGTAAAGAACGCGGCACCAGCCATCAAGGACCGGCAGAACGCTGTGCGAGCCAAGATCAAGAATGCCAAGGGCGAAGTCAGTCTGTTCGTGAACATTGAGAAGGCCAAGTACGTTCACAAGGGTTTTGCCACCGTGCAGATCAAGAAGGGCAGCACCTTCCTCGAGGAGGACAGCGAGTACCAGCACATCACCACTGCAGTCGGCTACTGCGTCGACTACGAATGGCCGATCAACTTCAAAAAGGACGTCAAGGTCGAGCCGATCGCGTCCACCAATCATTTCAACCGTTAAGGAACCACCATGGCCCGACCATCCAAAGAGCAACGACTTGCTGCCATCCACCAGGAGGCGCTCACTGAGTTTGACAACATCCAATCTGCCCTGCGCGACGAGCGACTGCAGTGCCTCCAAGACCGGCGCTTCTACTCAATCGCAGGTGCTCAGTGGGAAGGTCCGCTGGGCGAGCAGTTTGAGAACAAACCCAAGTTTGAGGTCAACAAGATCCACTTGGCCGTCATCCGCATCATCAACGAGTACCGCAACAACCGCATCACCGTCGACTTCGTGAGCAAGGAAGGCAAGGAGTACGACAAGCTGGCTGACACGTGCGACGGCCTGTACCGCGCCGATGAGCAGGACAGTGGTGCTGAGGAAGCTTACGACAACGCCTTTGAGGAAGGTGTGGCCGGTGGCTTTGGAGCCTGGCGTCTGCGCACCGTGTACGAGAATGAAGAGGATGAGGAAGACGAGAAGCAACGGATCCGCATTGAGCCAATCTTTGATGCCGATTCGTCTGTGTTCTTTGACCTGAACGCCAAACGCCAAGACAAGGCAGACTCCAAGCGCTGCTTCGTCATCACGTCCATGACGCGCCAAGCCTACAAGGATGAATGGGGCGATGATCCTGCTTCGTGGCCGAAGGAAGTCCATCAGTACGAGTTCGACTGGCTGACGCCTGACGTCGTCTTCGTGGCTGAGTACTACCGCGTCGAGGAAACTCGCGAGACCGTTTACGTCTGGGAGACCATTGACGGTGAGGAAGAACGCTACAAGGACGCTGACTTCGAGGATGATGAGACCTTGGAAGAACGCTTGTTGGCAGTGGGCAGCAAGGAGGTTCGCCAGAAGAACATCAAGCGTCGCCGTGTCCGCAAGTACATCCTGTCAGGCGCCAAGATCCTCGAGGACTGCGGCTACATCGCTGGCAAGTGCATCCCCATCGTGCCCATGTACGGCAAGCGCTGGTTCGTCGACAACGTGGAACGCTGCATGGGCCATGTCCGCTTGGCCAAGGATGCTCAGCGCCTGAAGAACATGCAGCTGTCGAAGCTTGGTGAAATCAGTGCTCTGTCCTCGGTTGAGAAACCGATCCTGACACCTGAACAAGTTGCTGGCCACCAGATGATGTGGGCTGATGACAACATCAAGAACTTTCCCTACCTGCTGGTGAATCCCATCACCGATGCCAACGGTAACCAAGCCATCTCAGGCCCGATCGGCTACACCAAGCCGCCTCAGATCCCTCAGGCCTTGGCTGCTCTGTTGCAGATCACCGAGCAGGACATGCAAGATCTCTTGGGCAACCAGCAAGCCGGTGAAGAACTGCAGCCGAACATCAGTGGCAAGGCAGTTGAACTCGTGCAGAACAAACTTGACATGCAGACCTTCATCTACATGAGCAACATGAGTAAAGCCGTCAAGCGATCGGGTGAAATTTGGTTGAGCATGGCCAAGGACGTGCTGGTCGAAGAAGGTCGCAAGATGAAGTCCATTGGTCCACAAGGCGAGATGCAGTCAGTCGAGTTGGCCAAGCCCATGGTCAACGAGAAGGGCGAGATTGAGACCGAGAACGACCTGTCTGAAGCCGAGTTCGACGTCAATGTGGACGTTGGTCCGTCGTCTTCAAGTAAGCGTGCTGCCACGGTCCGAGCCCTAACTGGCATGGCTTCCCTGACCGATGACGCTGAGACCAAGCAGGTCTTGGGTGCTATGGCCATGATGAACATGGAAGGTGAGGGCATCACTGAAGTGCGAGATTACTTCCGCAAGAAGCTGCTTCGTATGGGAGTTGTCAAACCCACAGAGGAAGAACAGCGGACCATGGCTGAGGAGCAGGCCAATCAACAGCCTGACCCAAATACCCAGTACCTGCAGGCGGCGGCCGACGAAGCCACAGCTAACGCCACTCAAGCGCGAGCCAAGACCATCCTCACGGTGGCTCAGGCTGACGAAACGAAGGCCAAAACCATGAAGACCTTGGCCGATGTGGACTCGTCAGAACAGCGCCAGGCCATGGAGGTCATTGAAAAGTTCGGTGGTTTGGGCCAAGTCCAGCCACAAGGGGCAGAAACTGTATCACAGACTGGCATTCCACTGTAAGATCTTTGTTTATGCGGTTCCCACCCAGCCGCTTTAATGGGTGAGTTTTGAATGGGGTCATTGAAATGAACAAAAAGGCAGACGGTCAGGCAACGACAGACGATGAAGTGGTAACCTTGGACGACGAAACCACGGTTGTGGACGGCGAGGGCGAAGAAGGTGGTGAACAGACCACAGACGAAACCCAGTCCGATGACAACGAAGGTGAAGGCAACCAGGAAACTACCGCTGAGTCTGACGACGTTGTCGTGACCATTGGTGAGGAAGCGCCACCCACCGAGGAAGAGGCTCATGCGCCTGAATGGGTACGTGAACTGCGCAAGACCAACCGCGAGGACAAGCGTCGCATCCGTGAACTTGAAGAGAAGTTGACAGCCACCAAGGCAGCTGAGACCAAGCCGGCAGCCCTGGGCAAGAAACCCACTCTTGAAGACCACGACTATGACACTGAGAAGTTCGAGCAAGCACTGACAGCCTGGTACGACCGGAAACGGGAAGCCGATCAAGCTGCCGTCCAAGCCGAAGCCGCTCAGAAAGAGCAGCAGAAAGCTTGGCAAGCCAAACTGGATGCCTATGGCGCGGCAAAAACCGCACTGAAGGTGAAGGACTTTGATGACGCCGAGGCAGTAGCCCAAGATGTCTTCAACGTTACCCAGCAAGGCATCGTGCTTCAAGGAGCTGAGAACCCCGCATTGGTTATCTACGCGCTGGGCAAGAACCCGAAGAAGGCGAAGGAAATCTCGACCATCACCGACCCCGTGAAATTTGCTTTCGCGGTGGCTAAACTGGAGACTCAATTGAAAGTTACGCAACGCAAAGCAGCCACAGCACCGGAACGCACTGTCCAGGGAACTGGCAACAAGTCTGGAACTGTGGACTCAACCCTCGAGCGGCTGCGCACTGAGGCGGCAAAGTCTGGTGACTTCACCAAAGTCATCCAGTACAAGAAGTCGAAGCAAACAGCCAAGTAAACCACATTGAAATAGGAGCCAATCATGGCAAATGCATTTTCCAAAGAAGAACGCGTCGCGTTCGAAGACATCCTCGAAGGCTTTAATGACGCCTTGGTCCTGAGCCGCAACGTCGCGACTTACTCTACCGACTCCACGATGATGGAGCGCACCAACGACATCATCTGGCGTCCACAACCGTACATCGCCACGTCCATTGATGGTGCGCCTGGTACGGACATCTCCGCATCGTACAAGAACATGACTCAACTGTCTGTGCCGGCCACCATCGGCTTCAGCAAGACTGTGCCGTGGACCTTGAACGCCAAGGAGTTGCGCGACGCACTGCAAGAAAACCGTCTGGGTGACAGCGCCAAGCAGAAACTGGCGAGCGACATCAACGTGGCACTCATGAACGTGGCATCTGCGCAAGGTACCCTGTTTGTGAAGCGCACCGCTGCTGCTTCCGGCTTCGATGACGTGGCACAAGCTGAAGCGATCTTCAACGAACAAGGCGTGCCCTCGTACGACCGCTACCTCGCTCTGAGCACGCGTGACTACAACGGCATGGCAAGCAACCTGGCCGGTCGTCAGAACATGACTGACCTGCCCAAGGAAGCTTACCGCCGCGCCTACGTCGGCATGATCGCGTCCTTCGACACGTACAAGTTGGACTACGCCAATCGCCAAGCTGCTGCAGCTGGTGGCGCCGGTCTGACGATCAGCACTCTGGACGCTGCTGTCAACTACTACATCCCCAAGGCCACGAGCACCTCCGTGGGCGGCAAGATCAACGTTGACAACCGCTATCAGACCGTGACCGTTTCCAGCACCGCCTCGGTGGCTGCGGGCGACGCCTTCACGATCGCTGCCGTCAACGCCGTGCATCACATCACCAAGGGCGACACCGGCCAGCTGAAGACCTTCCGTGTCATCTCGGTGGACAGCGGCACGACCATGACGATCAGCCCGCCAATCATCAGCAACCAGGTGGCCAACGACGCGGCAGCACAGTACCAGAACTGCGTGGTGAACACCAAGTCTGCGACCTCGGCCATCGTGTTCCTGAACACCGTTGCCGGCTACGTCAACCCGTTCTGGCAGAAGGACGCGCTGGAAATTCTGCCTGGCCGCTACGCCGTCCCGTCCGATGCTGGCACCGCAGTGATGCGCGCCTCCACCGATCAGGGTATCGAACTGGTCATGCAGAAGTTCTACGACATTGACACGATGAAGACCAAGTACCGCTTGGACACTCTCTTTGGTGTGGTCTGCAAGCAGCCTGAGATGGCCGGCTTGATGATGTTCAGCCAAACCTAAGCTGATTGAGGGAAGGGGCTTCGGCCCCTTTCTTCAACCTCCAGGAGACTGACATGCCACTCAAACAAGGTTACAGCAAAAAGTCCGTGTCGGAGAACATCCGCCGCGAAATGAAATCCGGCAAACCTCAGAAGCAAGCAGTTGCAATTGCTCTGAGCGTGGCAAAGAAAGCCAAAGCCGCAACCAAGAAAGGTAACAAGAAATGACTGAACAAGTTCAAACTGCCGACGACCAGTTCCCTACGCTCGTCTACAAAGGTCATGGCCCTCACTCCCGTGCTGGTGGCACCTACGACTACGCGGCCGCCAATGACAAGGAGGAGTTCGATACCAAACTGGCTGATGGTTGGTTTACCACGCTGCCTGAAGCCATTGACGCCCACGACAAACCTGTCGTGAAGTCTGAGGACAATGATCCTCCGACCCGCAAGGAGCTCGAGACCAAGGCCAAAGAACTGGGTATCAAGTTCGACAAAAAGACGACCGACGCTGAACTCAGCGACGCGATCACCGCCGCACTCGCCAAGGAGTAATCATGGGCTGGACTAAGCGCCAATTCGTCACACAGGCCTTCGAGGAAATCGGGTTGGCGGCTTACGTCTTCGACCTGACTCCAGAACAGCTTGAGAGTGCACTCCGCCGATTGGATGCCATGATGGCTGCATGGAACGCCAAAGGCATCCGACTCGGCTACCCAATTCCGTCAAGTCCACAAAACAGTGAACTTGACCAAGAGACCAACGTGCCTGACTCAGCCAATGAGGCCATCTACCTGAACTTGGGCATTAAACTCGCCCCCGGGTTTGGCAAGGTCGTGGCAACTGAGACCAAGGCGTCTGCCAAGATGGCCTACGACACATTGCTATCACGCGCCGCCATGCCTCCTCAGCAACAGTTTCCAGGCACGATGCCTGCTGGTGCTGGCAACAAGCCATGGAGAACATATGACAATCCGTTCTTGGATAAGCCGGTGGATCCGCTGCTGGCCGGTGAAGACGGCCCAATCGAATTTAACTAAGGAGAACTTTGCCATGCCGCAAATCAATCAATTGTCCGCCTTGGACCAACTGGCAGCAGGTGACCAGTTTCCTGTTTACAGTCAAGCTAATGGTGATGCCCGCAAAGTTGCGCTCAGCGTGTTGACCCAATACATTTTGGCACAGGTACCGTCAGCCACTGGTGTTCAGCAGTTTGAGACCCAGTACGCGGCTCCGTCATCAACTGGCTTCAATGTCCAAATCACCGACAACGGAAATAACACCCACCTGATCTTGACTCCCACTGCAGGTCTTGCTGCCGGCACGATCACTCTGCCTACGTTGGCCAACTGCGTGGACAAGCAGGAAATACTTGTCAATTGCACTCAACAGGTCACAACATTGACGGTCAACGGCAATGGGGCCGTGTCTGTGACTGGTGAGCCAGCATCTCTTGGAGCCGATGACTTCTTCCGACTGAAGTTTGACATCGCTACTCAAACTTGGTACCGAGTGGGCTAATGATATGCAAATCCCTGTTCTGAACGGAGTTTACACGGACGGGGTCGCGGACTTCCGCACCTCATATCCCGTGAACATGGTCCCTGTTCCAAAAGAACAGGGAATTTCCAATGGGTATCTGAGACCAGCTGATGGACTGACACAAAATGGCGTAGGGCCTGGACCAAGCCGCGGCGCAATAAACTGGAATGGTATTTGTTACCGAGTGATGGGGACAAAATTTGTGTCCATCACAAGTGATGGTTCGGTAAACATATTGGGTGACGTCGGTCAAGGAGGGCAGTGTACGCTTGACTACTCATTTGACAGACTTGGTATCTCCTCAGGCGGAAGACTTTACTATTGGAATGGAGCGTCTCTTCAGCAAGTTACCGACCCAGATCTTGGAACTGTTGTAGATTTTGTTTGGGTGGATGGTTATTTTATGACCACCGATGGCGAAAATCTTGTTGTCACAGAGTTGAACAATCCATTTTCTGTCAACCCCTTAAAGTACGGGAGCTCTGAAGTTGATCCAGACCCAATTGTTGGCGTTGTCAAAATTCGCAACGAGGTCTACGCCATCAACCGTTATACCATTGAGGTCTTTGACAACATTGGTGGAGACTTCTTTCCGTTCCAGCGCATCGATGGAGCACAGGTACCAAAAGGAGCTCTTGGCACTTACTGCGCCTGCACCTTTGTTGATGCCGTGGCTTTCTTGGGTAGTGGGCGCAATGAAGCCCCGTCTATTTACATTGGCGCCAATGCATCTGCAATAAAAATCAGCACTCAAGAGATAGACGAGATACTTCAGACGTACACTGAGACAGAATTATCCCAAGCCATTTTGGAGTCGCGTGTCAACAAAGCGCACCAGCATCTTTGGGTGCGCCTTCCAGATCAAACTCTGGTGTATGACGCGGCCGCATCTCAAACATTGCAAGAACCTGTTTGGTATCATTTAACTAGTTCCATTGTCGGGTTTTCAGAGTACCTGGCCAAAGACCTAGTTTGGTGCTACAACAAGTGGTTAGTAGGCCACCCGTCTTCTAGCATTGTTGGCTACCTTGATGACTCAATCTCCACGCATTTCGATCAAGATGTACGATGGGAGTTTGGTACCCTTGTAGTCTACAACGAGGGGCGTGGCGCTATTTTCCATGAGCTTGAACTCGTATGTTTGACCGGTCGCGTTGCGTTTGGTGAAGATCCTCAGATCAGCACATCTTATTCAGTTGACGGAGAAACATGGAGCCAAGAAAAGTCAGTGAAGATCGGCAAGCGAGGTGACAGATCTAAGCGCATAGTTTGGTTGCAGCAAGGCCACATGAGAAACTGGCGCGTCCAACGTTTTCGTGGCGACAGCAGATCATTCATCTCAGTTGCGCGCCTTGAGGCGCGTCTTGAACCTTTGGCGGTGTAACAATGGCAGATCCACGTCCACTAACCAGAGATGCTCTGGCTAAATTCCTTCCAGACCCTGAATCAATAAGAAGGTTTGAACGTCTTTTCTACGTGGCTGGTGAATTGACCCCAGCTGAAATTGCAACATTAGTCTCACTCATACAAGAAGCCTCAATTGACGCCTCGACGGCCCAGTCAACGGCCCAGTCTGCTCTTGATCAACTTGGGCAAGTTGTCCAAGATGCGGCTATCAATGCCGGGTCGGCCGATGACAAAGCCACGCAAGCTTTGGACCTGCTTAACAAAATAGCGCAATCTCTTGAGTTGTTGGCCATGGAACCAGTGATTCGCCAAGACACATTTTTGTCTGGTGACTACATTGACTTTCCTGTCAACGGACCGCACGTTACTCAAGAGCGCCGTGTTCAATGGAATGCTGATGACGGGACCATCGACGTAGGACTGTTCAACGGTGTTGTGCTTCAAGTTGGACAGGAAACCCACTTCTACGTGAAGAATACTTCAGGTGCGACCATCACCGATGGAAGTTCTGTGATGGCTACTGGCGCTATTGGCGCATCTGGCAAAATCACTTGTGCCCCAGCCGTCGCAGATGGAACTATTTCTGGCGAGTACATGCTTGGCGTGGCAACACAAGATATTGCAAACAACGCCTTTGGATATGTTACCAGTTTTGGACTGGTGCGAGGAATCAATACCTCGGGCACGCCGTACGGCGAGGTTTGGGTTGATGGCGACCTGCTCTATTTCAATCCAACAATTGCCGGAGGCCTGACCAAAATTGCACCAGACGCCCCGAAACTACGGGCGCCTGTAGCCATTGTGATCAATGCGGCTTCAGGCGGAGCTGGTTCCATCTTTGTGCGCATGAAGACCGGCGAAGATTTAGGGCACCTCAATGACGTGTATGCTCCCACACCGGCGGCCGGAAATGTCCTGATCTATGATGCCACGCAAAAAAGATGGGAAGCTGCTTCTTTAACGCCCGGAACCAATGTCACCATCACTAATGCTGATGGCGCAATCACCATTGCCGTGGCTGGAGCTGCCCCAACAGGGTCGGCTGGCGGTGTTCTTTCTGGGACCTATCCTAATCCTGGATTCGCCGTAGACATGGCAACCCAAGCAGAGTTGGATGCGCACACCGGAGCAACTGGTACGTCAGTGCACGGACTTGGGACCGTCTCAACGCTTACCAGTGACGCTGACGGAACTTTGGCTGCCAACAGCGACTTGCGCGTGGCAACGCAAAAAGCTGTGAAAACTTACGTCGATAACGCAGTGACTGGGTTGTTGGATTTCAAAGGTAACATCAACTGCAGTACCAACCCAAATTATCCAGCGGCCTTGAAAGGTGACACATATGCAGTTTCAGTTGCTGGCAAGATCGGTGGGGCATCTGGTGTAAATGTTGATGTTGGTGACATGGTGGTTGCGTCCGCTGACAACGCAGGTGGTACCCAGGCTGCAGTGGGTTCGTCTTGGTTTGTTTTAGAGCACAACCTTGTCGGCGTACTTCTCGCCGGTAATAACCTAAGCGACCTGACTAACACATCAACAGCTAGGACAAATCTTGGTGTTGCCATAGGCAGCAATGTCCAAGCTTGGGATGCTGATCTAGATGCCATTGCTGCTCTTGCTGGCACTACAGGTCTGCTAAAGAAAACAGCCGCAAATACTTGGGCTCTGGACACGACAGCTTACGGTACAGGAACTGTGACATCTGTGAATGCTTCTGGCGGCACGACGGGTTTGTCATTTTCTGGCGGACCAGTCACTGGCTCTGGTACATTGACGTTGGCAGGCACTCTCGGCGTGCCAAATGGCGGTACTGGCAACACAACATTCGGCAACGGTCGCATATTGTTTGGAAACAGCGCCAGCGCCATTGCAACTAATGCTAACTTCCTGTTTGACAACGCAAACACGCGTCTTGCAATTGGAGATACCAGCGCCAGTTACACCATCGACGCCAAGCAGTCAACAGCGACCGCAATCAGACTTAAGACTACCACTGCAACAGCATCAGACGCAACCGTGTTGTTCGAGGTGGCAAACAACTTCAGCGGTACAAGTCAGTCGTATGTCAAGGGCATCGGCGGAGGCTCGAGCGGCGTCAGTGAACTTGCATTTGGCGTCAGTCTGACTTCCGGTGCAGTAACAGCCACAGAGGTTGCGCGGTTTGACTCAGGAGGCAACTTCAGACCAAGTGCTGATAACACCAGGAGCTGCGGAACGGCAGCACTGCGCTGGTCTGTGATTTATGCCGGCACGGCGTTGATCAATACATCAGATGCGAGGGATAAGACACAAGTATCCGCCTTTACTTCTGGTGAACTGGCTGCGGCAAAGCAACTGTCTAAGGAAATTGGCACTTACAAATTCATCGAGGCAGTCAACAGTAAGGGCGATTTGGCTCGGAAGCACATCGGCATGACCGTGCAAAGAGCCATTGAAATAATGACGTCATGTGGACTTGATGCCATGTCCTATGGTTTTATATGTTACGATGAGTGGGATGAAAAGATCACAACTCACAACGCCCAAGTTGACCAAGTTGACACTGGGTTGTTAGACAAAGATGGCAACCAGATCTACAAAGAGGTTGTTGTTAAAGAGGCTTGGACTGAAATTCAGCAGGCTGGTAATAAGTACGGGTTCCGTATGGATCAACTCTTGGCGTTCATATCTCGAGGATTTGAGGAGCGCCTTTCACTAATTGAACAAGGAGTCTAAAATGACTGTCACAGTAAAGAATCTGATCCCAGCAAAGCAAGCTGAGGCATTACAAACCGCCCAATACACAGCCAATGGGTGTAAAGTTATCATTGACAAATTCACTGCCACAAACACGTCTGCTGCAAATGTGGCGCTGTCTGTAAATTTAATTGCCCAAGGTGGAGTTGCTGGTACAAATAACCTTGTGGTGAAAACTCGGTTTGTGGCTCCAGGAGAGACATACACATTTCCTGAACTTGTTGGTCAATCTTTGGGCGACGGCGGTATCATCTCCACAATTGCAAGCGCGGCCAACTCACTTACTATTGTCGCCTCCGGTCGTGAAATAACCTGATGGTTTACAAGGTGGTCAGATGCGTGTTAGTATCTGACCACCTGTGGTACTAGAGACCACAGTAGCTGAGCCTAACGAGCAGCCAGCAGCTCATACCACCCTGAAAAGGAGAGTTTGAATGCTGGCTGAAGCCAAATCCCACAGTATTGTGGACCCTGCTAAAATCGAGCAGGTTGAATCACACCTTTTGGACCTGCCTCAAGTCGAGTGCCCAGTTGTCCACCACTTCGGCCCGGGTATCTACATCCGCGAAGTCACTCTGCCGGCTGGCACTCTCGCCATCGGCCACGCCCAGCGGTTTGAGCACCTCAACATCATGTTGACTGGTGCAGTTGCCATGGTAGGTGACGATGGTCAGACCAAAGTGCTGCGAGCACCCATGATCTTTGTTGGCAAGCCTGGCCGCAAACTTGGCTACGTGCTTGAGACCTGCATCTGGCAGAATGTCTACTCCACTGACGAGCGCGACATCGATAAGCTTGAGGCCATGTTCCTCGACAAGAGCGCCACGTGGCAAGCGCACGCTGAGGTTGCTAAGCAACTTGAGACCTATCACCGCCGTGAAGACCGTGAAGACTTTGAACTTGTTGTGCGCCTTGCAGGTTTCACGCCTGCTGCAGTCCGCGCTCAGTCTGAGAATCCGCATGACCAAATCAAGATGCCAAGTGGTTTTGCACCTAAGTTCACCGTGCGTGACTCGGCCATTGAGGGCAAAGGTGTTTTCCTCAGCTCTTCAGTTGAGCAAGGTGAGGTCATCGCACCAGCGCGCATCGATGGCATGCGCACACCAGCAGGTCGCTACACCAACCACGCTAAGAACCCCAACGCTAAGTTTGTCAAGGACGAAAGTGGTGACATCTGGCTTGTAGCCTTGAAGCGCATTGCTGGATGCGCCGGTGGCAATCAAGGTGAGGAGGTGACAGTTGACTACCGCCAAGCCCTCGCCCTCTCGGGCGTCAATCTAATTGAAGGAGAATCCCAATGAGCGGAATCGCAACGGCTGTCGTGGCCGGATCAGTCATCACTGGCGTGATGTCCAGCAACGCGCAGTCTAGTGCTGCAGAATCAGCTGCTGGTGCCCAGACTGCAGCAAGCCAAGCATCAATTGAGGAGCAGCGGCGTCAGTTCGACGCCGTTCAAAAGTTGCTGGCTCCTTACGTAGGAGCTGGTGAGCAGGCCATCGGTGGCCAACAAGGTCTACTTGGCCTTGCAGGACCGGCAGCCCAGCAACAAGCAATTGCCGGCATCGAATCATCGCCTCAGTTTCAATCAATGATGCAGCAAGGTGAGAACGCCATCTTGCAAAACGCGTCAGCAACTGGCGGACTTCGTGGCGGCAACGTGCAGGCTACTCTTGCTCAGTTTCGCCCACAGCTTTTAAGCCAGTTGATTGAGTCGCAGTTCAGTAAGCTTGGTACCATCTCAGGCTTGGGCCAAGCATCGGCCGCAGGCCAGGCAGCTGCCGCCCAGCAAACTGGCGCCAACATTGGCAATGCATTGACACAACAAGGACAGGCGGCCGCCGGTGCAGCTCTGGCTCAAGGTCAGGCTCAAGCCCAGATGTGGGGAAACATCGGCGGGACCATCGGCAATGTTGCCACGCTCAAAGCTCTAAAGGTGTTCTAACATGGCACAACCATTCAACTACATGCTCAACGTCCCAGATCCGACACAGTCGGTCATGGGTGGAGTTCAAAACGCACTCAACATCTCCAACATGATGTCCCAGCGTAACTTGGCCGAGCAAAAAGCTCTCGACCTCCAAAAGGCGCGTGAGACCCAAGCAAAGATGGAAGCTGATCTTGGTACGCTATCTCAAAATCCGACGCCCTCAGCTTTGGCCAGCATGATGGTCAAGTATCCAAGTCTGAGCGAGAACTTCAAGCGGACCTACGACGTGCTCAGCACTGAGCAGAAGGACTCACGCCTGGGTCAAGCCACGCAGGTCTATGCTGCGCTTCAATCTGGCAATCCAGAGATTGCCCAACAGTTATTGACTGAGCAGGCTACCGCCTACCGCAACTCAGGTCAAGAGCGCGAAGCCAAGACACTTGAAGACCTGGGCGTGTTGATCAAGACTAGTCCTGAAACGGCCAAGACTTCCACCGGCCTCTTTCTGGCGTCGGCCATGGGGCCTGACAAGTTTACTGAAACCTTCACAAAGCTTCAGGGCGAGCAGCGCGATGCAGAACTTCAACCATCGAAGCTGACTGAGTCTCAGGCCAAGGCCCAGAAAGCCGCTGTTGAGGCCAAGTTCGCTGAGTCTGGTGCGGTGCTTGACCTGCAGAAGAAAGGTTGGGACATCACGAAGATCCAAGAGGACATCAAGATTGCCAAGCAAAATGCTGGCATTGCAGCCATGAATGCTCAGATTGCTCGCGAGGGTAACCAGATCAAGCGTGAAGAAAACCAACTTAAGTTGCAGGATATGGTGCAAAAACGTGATGATGCGGTGCGCGCCAAGGCCGCAGACCTTGAGTCTGCTCGAACCAACATGGACAATATGCTTAACACGGCTGATCGCATCCTGAAGACGCCGATTGGTGTGATTGGTTCAGCTGCCGGTCCGGTGTCGTCGCGCATGCCCACTCTCAGCCAAGACACGGCCGACTTCGAGGCTCTGGTTGAGACGCTTGGTTCACAGTCATTCATGGCCCAGATCCCCAACATCAAGGGCATGGGCGCATTGTCCAACGCCGAAGGCGAGAAGCTTCAAGCAGCTTTGCAGAACTTCAGTTTGAAGCAGTCTCCTGAGCGTCTGCTCGAGAACGTCAAGGAAGCTCAGCGCTTGGTCATGAAGGCTCGCAAGAACATGACTGCTCGTGCAGGCCTGCCTGAGACCATCCCTGACACACCGGCCGTGAGCACGTCTGGTGGCGACATCGATGCGCTTGTGAAGAAGTATACCCAAGGAGCACGTTAATGGCAACACTCCAAGAACTTGAGCTGGCCTTGGTCAACGCCGACAAGGCGGGTGACCTTGATGCCGCTCGGCGCTTGGCTGCCGTGCTTGTCAAGGCACGCCAAGATACCACAAACCAGATCCCAGACACGATTGTGCCTGGCACAACTCAGGAGTACGTTGAACCATCTGTTGGTGAGAAGATTGTTGGGGCTGGCGAGGCAGCATTGACCATTGGCACTGGTGCAATTGGAGGAGCAGCCGGTCTTATTGGCGGCACGCTGAAGGGTCTGGCTGAGCAGATCCTGTCTGGCCAGTTTGGTAGCCAGCAAGCGGCTGACCTGGTCCAGAAGTCAGCCATGCAGGGAGCTCAGGCATTGACCTACGCGCCTCGCACTCAGTCAGGCCAGGAGCAGGTACAAGCCGTCGGTGAAGTGCTTCAGAATGTCCCTCCTGTCATCCCAGTTGTTGGTCCTATTGGTGCAGTGTCCTCAGGTGTAAAAGCCGCAATGCCAGCTGTGGCAGCAACTGCAGGTCGTGTTGCGGCTCCCGTCGTTGCTGCCACAAAGCGTGCTGGTCAAGCTGTAGCCAAAGTTGCTGAGCCAATCACTGAGATACTGCCTGGTGCAACTTCTAAGAAGCCCACTCCTGGCACGCCTGGTTCCGGTGGGGCCGCTGGTGTTGATTTGGCCACCCTGCGCCAAGCCAAAGCCGAAGAATTGCCAGTGCCCATCAAGTTGACCGAAGGTCAAAAGACACGCCAGTTTGAGCAGCAACGCTTTGAACGCGAAACAGCCAAGTTGCCTGAAGTAGGTGCACCCATTCGTGAGCGTTTCGCCACTCAGAACAAGCAGCTCCAACAAAACCTTGAGACCTTCATCGACATGACTGGAGCTGAGGCACCTGATTTGCGTTCCATTGGCCTGACCGTAGACAAGGCGCTTCGTGACCGGGCTGCTCGTGACAAGACACGCATCCGCACCTTGTACAAGGAGGCCGAGAAGGCCGGCGAGATGGAAGCCCCTGTCAAGCTCGACACCGTGGTTCAGCATTTGGTTGACAACGCACCTGAGGCTGAGGTGGCCAACGTGCTCAAGGCAACTCGTGCCAAAGCGCTACAGCTCGGCGTGGCCACTGAAGCGCCTGATGGAACATTGGTTGCCCAACCTGTGGCTCTCAAGACGGCCGAGTTATTCCGCCGGTCTATTGGTGGAGCTACCAACACTGAGCCAACCAACATCATGCAAGCTTCGCAGATGCGCAGCCTCATTGATGCCTCAACTGACGGCCTTGGTGGCAACATGTACAAGCAAGCCCGTGCAGCACGAGCCCGGTTTGGCAGTGATTACGAGAACATTGGTTTGGTAAAGAACCTGCTTGGCCAGAAGCGTGGTTCAAATGATCGCGCCATCGCCATGGAAGATGTTCTACGCCGCTCAGTCATTGACCCATCTACCTCTCTTGATACCGTTCGGCAAGTTCGTCGTTTGCTTCAGACTGAGGGTCCTAATGGCCAACAAGCCTGGAAGGAATTGCAAGGCGGCACGCTTAAGTTCTTGCGTGATGAGGCCACTAAAGGAGTTGGTCGTGACGAACTTGGGAACCCCATCTTGTCGCCAGGCCAACTTGACCGTGTGGTCAGTCAGCTGGACAAGTCTGGCAAACTTGATTTTGTGTTTGGCAAGAAGGGCGCAGAGCAACTTCGTATTATCAATGATGTGGCCAAGGATGTGCTTGTTGCACCACCTGGTAGCGTCAACACAAGCAACACCGCCAGCGTCTTAGCTGGCATGATGGACATTGCTATCAGCGGCACGGCAGGAGTACCTGCACCCATCATGACAAGTTTCCGTCTGATGACTAAAGGCATCAAAGATGCGAAAACAAGAGCTAAGGTCCGCAAGGCCCTGGGCGAGTAACTTTTTATAGGAGAATCACATGTCTACTTTGTCTGTCAATCCGCCCTACCCAGTTTTTACTGACGTCGATGGCAATCCACTTAATGACGG